TTGAAAATAATACTTTTGGAGCAATTCAAGAAACATATAATGAACAGAAAATTTTAGTTTACATTAACGGTAAATTACAAAATTCAAATTCATATATTCTCACTGGTAACAAAGTTTACTTTGGAACGATACCGCCAGTTGGTGCTGTGGTTGAATTAGTAAGATTTATCTAAGGAAAAAGAAAAATGGCATTAACAAAAATTACTAAGCATGTAACTTACGGTTCAATTATTGTTCAACATAAAGATGCAGACTTGTCAGATATGTCAAGCTCTTGGACTACCAGTTGGGTAAATTGGGGTTCAGCAATGACGATGACACCATTATATAATGATTCTACTCTTGAAATTCGTTTTTCTGGAGTTACGACACTAAGTATGTCAAGAGATAATCTTTCAGGTATGGATTTTAGAATTACCGTAAATGGTATTGAAGAATACTTTGTAGAAAGAATCAACGGTGGATATATTGGTGATGCTTGGAATGCTAATAGGCAAGGTGAAAATGTTTCTGCGGTTCATAGACATAAACCAGGAAGCACAAACTTACAAACCGTTCAAGTTCAACTAAGAATGAGAGATGCTAGCACAGGCGGATTTAATGGATACAATGGTTTCTTAGCGATTAAAGAAATTTCTTCAGGAATTAGCGCCTAACAAAAAACATAAATAGTGAAGAATAAAAAGGAAATCAAATGGCATTAACGAAGATTACAAAACATGTGATGTATGGCTCAATGTTAGTTCAGCATGCGTCAGCTGATATAACTAACTTTTCAAGTTCATCAACTTCATATACTAATTGGGGCTCTTCAATAGTTATTACACCAAAATATACAGATAGTCATTTAGAAGTAACATTTACTGGTAGCACTACAATTACAAACCAAATGCCTCAAAATACTGGTTCATATGTTTATATTAGACTTTTGGTAAATGGAGTTCAAGAACATGAAGTTACCGGAGCTAATGGTGCATATATGACAGGTAATGGTTCAAATGGAGCGACCGGCGGCCATATGAATACCACAAATACTCGCTTTGGACAGCACCATCATCAAGATTTTAGTTCATATAACATGAGAACCGGCGTAGCATTATTTCATATTCACGCACCAGGAAATACTAACGCACAGACAATTCAAATCCAATGTAGAAATACATATGGAAATAGCGTGGATTATACAAGTGGTTTCTTGGCTGTTGCTGAAGTTTCAGGACCAGGTTACAATTTAACATAATTGAAAAGGTAAATTAAATGGCATTAACGAAGATTACAAAACATGTTGTTCAAGGTTCTATTCTTGTTCAATATAAGTATCAAGATTTAGCAGATTCTAGTGCTAATGCAACGACCGGTTTCACAAACTTTGGTAGTTCGTTGACGATTACTCCAAAATATAATGATTCTACTTTAGAAGTTGAAATGTCTGCCGGTATGCAACGAAACGATATTGGTTCGGATATTTCTTATGAAATTCGCCTTTTAGTTAATGGTGTTCAAGAACACATTCAACCTAATTACTTTGGCGGATATACTCAAGGTGATAATTTTCAAAGTCAACCTCATCAGGCAAACGGAAGCCATGTTGGACACGATTATCATCACTATCAACCGCACCACAATCAAGGTTGGAGAACAGTAGGAACACAATATCATCAGAATGCAAGACATTCTGTAAGGTTTACTCATGACCACAGACCAGGCAATACTAACGCACAGACTTTTCAAATGCAATTTAGGTCAACAAGTGCGGCCAGTCAATTTAACATTTCTGTTTATAGTGGATTTTTAGTTGTTAAAGAAATTTCAAAAGGTATTAGTGCCTAATTTATAAATAGAATACAGAAACTAAATTTTAACGGAGAAACAAATGCCAGAATTAATTTCATCACCTTCACAAACAATTACGATTCCTGGATATGAGTATTCTGCTCAAGAATTGGCATTGATTGAAGCAAAGGTTACAGAGTTTGAGAGCAAAAGAAGACTTGGTCTTTTAGTAAATGCGGCAGAACTTGATAGTTACTATCAGTTCTACTCACGCCATCGCAATGCTGATAAATTTTCTATAATTTTAACAGTAATGTATCCAACAGATAAATGGCAGATGCAAGGTGAAGACCTTTCAACTTTAGTTTGGGATGACAATAATCCAAATCCAAAACCAACAGCTGAAGATTTAAATGCTCATAGACCAAAAGTTCAAGACTTTTTGTTACAAGAAGAATATATCAAAAAGAGAGCAATGGCATATCCACCAGAAGCTTTGCTAACAAGAGCATTATGGGAGTGGTTAGTCGAAGGTAAACCACATCTAAAAGATTGTGTTCAGCAAATGAGACTTGCTGTTAAAGCGGCTTTCCCAAAACCTATTAATCCTCATCCATTAATTGCTTCTGAAGAAATCATGAAAAATGTTCCAGTAAGTCCATCAGAATTTGATGCGGCAGTAGAAAAATATTTAGAAGAAGTTGCGGCACTAGCAGGACAAACTGTGGTAACACCACCAACAGTTTAATTAAAAGGTTTTATTATGTCTTACCCTGATATTGAAATTGCAAGTGCAGGTAATATTTTTTCTAGAATGATGAAGTTTAATAGAGGTGATATTGAAGTGGGACATACCCACCATTTTGACCATATTACTCTTTTAACAACAGGAAAATTAAAAGTTACCATTGAAGGACAAGAAACTGTTTTTGAAGCACCAAAGCACATTTTTATTAAAGCAGACCAGTTTCATGAATTAGAGGCGTTAGAAGATAATACAGTTGCTTTCTGTATTCATGCTCTAAGAGATGTTGACGGAGAAATTTTAGCACCAGATTGTGTACCATGTGGTTCTAATGTTCCGGATTTAATAAAAATGAATATTGTTCATCCTGTAGTAAAAGATTTTAGAACTTCTGAAAGATATCTAGAAAACGAAACGGCAAATTAAGGAATAAAAATGGCAAGAACTATTAAAAGAGATGTGTCAGATTTTGCAGAAAGATATACTGTAGACCCGGCCTTTCTTGTAGAAGAAGGAACTGTTGTAAGATTGGCAACTAGCGGTGCTTATGAAGTTATTGCAACTCAAGGTTCTGCATCTAGCGAAAGGGCTAGAGTAGTTGGTATTGTCTATGCTTTAGATAGAACATCGTCACCATACATTGCTATGATAGGTAAGTGTTTTGCACTTGTTCGTGGTTCTGTAGGAAAAGGTGATTTATTGGTTTTAAATGATTCATACGGAAAACTATCAGTAAACAATAGCGCAGCTCCTGCCGATGTAGTAGCGATTGCAATGGAAACAAATTCGCTAGAACACGGTAAAATCATGGTGACACTAAAAATCTAAAAAAATCAACCTTCTCCGAAATATATAAATAGTAGAAAATATTTCGGAGATTTCAAATGGCGAACCCTACCAATAGAGCCACGCTAAAAGAATATTGTTTAAGACGCCTTGGAAAAGGCGTTATTGACATTAATGTGAGCGAAGACCAAGTAGAAGATAGAATTGATGAAGCATTACAATTTTATCAAGAATATCACTACGATGGTGTTGAGCGAGTTCTTTTAAAGCATAAAATAACGGCCACTACAATTACATTTAACGCACCCCACTCATTTACAGCAGGAAATATAGTTTACAAAACTACTGCTCAAAATGATGTGTATGGTGTTGTCTATGATGTTCCAACAGCAACCACAATTAGAATTGTTAGAGACTTTGGAACATTTGCAGTTAACGATGTAGTTTCTAATGGTGCAGTAACATCAACTATCTCTGCCATTACTCTCGGAGACATATCAAACAAATATATTCCAGTTAATGATAGCATTATTGGTATTGTTAAAATTTTCAATTTTTCTGAAACTACACAAAACGATATTTTTAGTTTTCAATATCAATTTAGAATGAATTCTGTTTTTGATATGACAAATTCAAATATTCTTTATTATGATATGGTTCAAAAACAATTGGCATTGATTGATTTTCAATTAACTAGTGATATGCTATTTCGTTATAATAGAAACACAGACAAATTATACTTAGATATTGATTGGAATGACATAGCAAGACCAGATGAGTATATTATGGTTGAAGCATATAAAATTTTAAATCCAGCAGATGCTCCACAATTATATAACGATATGTTTTTAAAGCGTTATCTAACTGCATTAATTAAAAGACAATGGGGCGCAAATTTAAGTAAATTTGTAGGCATTACAATGCCTGGCGGTGTCACACTAAATGGTAGCGACATTTATCAACAAGCAGACGAGGAATGTAAAAAAATAGAAGAGGAAATGCAAAATCGATTTGAGTTACCAGTAGACTTCATGGTAGGTTAAAATGGCATTGAATCCTTATTTTTCTTCGGGCGGTGGTCTAAGTTCTGGTATTGCACTAGAACAAAATCTCATTGAAAGTTTATACACAGAGGCAGTAAAAATTTACGGCCATGAAGTGTATTATATGCCTAGAGAAATGGTCAATGTAGATGAAATTCTTGGAGAAGATGAATACTCTAAATTTGAATTTGCATATCCAATTGAAATGTATTTTAATCAAGTTACAGGATATGAAGGTGAAGGCGACTTAATGACAAAGTTTGGTCTTGATATTCGCAACACAGCAAGTCTTGTTGTTTTAAAATCAAGATGGCAAACTGAAGTTGGTGTTCATCAAAAAAGTGTAACAAAAGGAAGAAGACCTGCGGAAGGTGATTTAATTTTCTTTCCATTAACTAATGCTTTATTTGAAATTAAATTTGTAGAAACAAAAGATGTTTTTTATCAAGCACATAAACTTTACACTTATCGCTTAGATGTAGAATTATATGTTCACAATTCTGGAGACAGCATCAACACCGGCGTTAATGCTATCGATGCTGTTCTTCCAGCAGATTCTCCATCAAGAAATATTTTTGACTACCAAATTATTTTAGAATCAGGAGATGTTCTTCGTCAAGAAAATGGTGATTCATTTATTCTTGAATCATTTAATCTCGGAGATGAACTAATGTCTGATGCAACAGGAACTATTGAACCAATCGCTCAAAATACAGACTTCTTACGAGCGGCAGAACAAATTCTTGACTTTACAGTTAAAAATCCATTTGGTGATTTAGGAGCTAGATAATGTCTACATTAAATTATTTTTATCACGAACACATTCGAA